GTCTTAGTATATCCTGCATGGTTGAAAAGATACTGATATCCAATAAGTCTTCTACCAGTTTACGTCTCTCCACGGCTTTTAACTGCATGAATGGTGTGAAGTTTGCACTTCCTAAAATACAGACTTGAGTGAATGAACGATAGTTCATTTTAAGAATATGTTTTTCTAATTGTTCTTGATAATCTTTTACTGTTGCATTCTGATTGAGTAGATTACCGTCAAGATAAATTTCAAATATGTTTGGTTTTGCACCACGGATAACTTTGTAGGATTTTTTACCAACAGAAAATTCTGTTTCTACTAATAATGCCTTTTCATTAACACTATTAATAAGTAATTCTTTTTTTAGATTTCTAAATCCACGACCATACAATCCGAAACATAATGCATCGAGTAGAGTAGATTTACCTGCACCATTTTCACCAAGTATAAGTGTGGTGTTATGGGAATCCAATTCTACTTCCGTAAAATTATTTCCTGATGAGAGTAAGTTTTTCCATCTAACTTTTTCAAAATTTATCATAAAAAGGAATGTTCGTCTAATGCTTCATTATATAAAGAAGTCATTAAATCGTCTAGGGGTTTTTTCTTACCCTGTATCTCCAATCCATTGACGTATTTGGATAGGATAGTGAGTGTGTCTTCTATGTCTTCGATATCATCATCGTCAAAGAAGTCCATATGTTTATTATCGTCTACTACTTGTAAGTGTAGTGGGTTTTCTGCGTGTATCTTATCAAGGTAACTATCGAACCAATAAGGGTTGTCCTTATTAATAACAATAACTTTTACAAACTTACCTGCAATTTCTGAGTAGTCTGCATTCTGTATTTCTTCAAAAGACGATTCTGTATCGTCATAGAATGCTTTATGAAACATAGTAATTGGATTATGTACAGGAAGAAGTTCTCGTGTTTCTGTATCAAAAATATGAAAGTATTTTTGGTCTCCGTAATCACCCCAAGTAAATTCCATTTGACTTCCTAGATATCTAATGTTTCCTAGTTCTGATTTGTGGTGAAAATGGCCACTCAACACTTGTTCAAATCTTTTTACATAAGTGTAATCTAATCCATGTGGACAATTAAATCCAGGCATCATCATTGCACCTTCGAATTCAAAATGACCCCAACATTGAGTTGCTTTAGAGTTTAGTATAAAGTCAACTGAATCTGCATAATTTTCGGGGTTAATCCAAGGAACTAGTGTAATTTCACAACCGTCATAGTCTTTAGTAACTGGTTCTCCAATAACATTAATATTATTATCACCAAATAGAAGAAGTTCGGGTGAGTTCACGTCATTTGTATTCTTATAATAAGTATCATGATTTCCAAGTATCAAATCCATTTGGATTCCTCTTTTAATCATAGGGTCGATAAAGTGTTGTTTATTTGCTTTTAGAGATGCAAAATTTATAAACTTACGTCTATCAAAATAATCACCCAAGTGAACAATCTGTTTAATATTATGTTCGTCTAGGTAAGGGAAAAATACTTCATCATAGAATCGACCTTGGTAGTTTGACATTTCTACCATATCGGAACGGACTCCACAATGTGTGTCGTTTAAAATTGCAATCTTCAAATTATTCTTCTGTAGTTTTCTTAGAGGTCATTTGAGCTTCTAAGGTTCCAGTTTTTTTCTTAGTTGTTGTTTTCTTTTTGGATTTACGAGGTTCGTAATTGACATGGTTCATATTCTCTTTTAACCATTCCACATTAGTATTAGTTAATGCAGGGTCATATTGACCATCGATAGTTTGGAATGATTCTAGAGAAACGTCTGATTCCATTATTGACTTTTGTTTGATGAAAACTTGTTTCTTTTCTTTCTGTATTCGTCTTAAGAAAGCGTAGTAACATATCTGAGTAACATATGCAAATGCATTTGAAGACTTTTCTATGTTGAAGTTTCCGAGATATTGTATGCAGTTTTCGATTGCATCACATATCATTTCATCTCTGTAAGTATAGTTGATGAAGTTTGGTCTTGTAGATAGTCGAGTCGCAATTTTATATACGCACTCTCCTATGTACTCTGACATTCTAGGTGGAGTTTTCCCTGCATCTTTAGCTTTGTTTATTTCAATAACATACTCAGCAACTGCAGCTGTAAAGTCCTTATTATTAACGTAATGTTCAGGTTTCTTCTTTTCTGTTTTCATGTATCTATTATACGTTGAAAAGGGTGATTCTGTAAGGTGTTTTTAGTAAATAATTAAATTAAAAATATTTTAAAAAACCACTAGACAGGCCGAAAAAGTATGATAAAATTAATATGTCCCAAAGGGGAATATACTATAAAGGGATATGACCACTCGATACAACTTCAACAGGAGCATCTCTTCCTCTACCTATTCTATCTATTTGACCGACCAACATCAAACCCAATGATATTAGTAATGTCGTACCTATTATATAGTGTGGTAATTTCATGAGAATACGGTATCAATTAGTGCCATTGCAAGTAGCATAAAACCAAAAACACTGACCTGTATAACAGAAGCCCAAGCAACCTGCCTCATCGGATGCATCTCAACGAGTTTATCGATTGCAGATTCGCTTGGGGAAAGGTTTACTATCTGTAGCGCCTTTTCTTCTATCTTCATTCTAATATCCTTTATAGGACATTATCATTATAAACAAAGGTGTCGCAAATGGAAGAGTCATTAGTACTAGAAATTCGATGGCGTCAACTATTTTTCGTTTTTGAGGACGAAGGACATGATTAACGGCTCTAGCTTTTCGCACCATGCTCTTCGCCTTTAATATGGCTGTGGTCATGGTTTTTCCTAAAATAAGTTAAAGTTATAATGAGATATTCATAGATTCAATGAACATTTCGCATTTATTTAGACAAGTTAAAAGTCTAATGAATTATTTTTTTCTCGTTGGGGTCTTCGACACTGAAAAACTCTTGGTCTTCTTCCATTTGTTCGAGTTCTAATAATTCTTCATCAGAAAGAGTTTCCATCATATCGCCGATTTTCTCTTTCAAAAATTCTCTTGGTGAGGGTAGGGTGTTTGTTAGTGGGATAGTTCCGTCTTCCACCATACTTAACCATTTCGCAGAAGCCTCATCATAAAAGGGAATGAACTGGTCATTCATAGAACTAGTATGCATAATACTTTCCAGTCCTATAGTTAATATAGAATCATTTCCCAATGGGTTGTAAGGTATAAACGTTGCAAGGGTGTTGGTTGCAGTTACTTTTGTTAACTGACATATCATAGGTAAAGTTATCTCTACAGTATCATTGTTGTATGACACCATTCCACATAACTCTTGACCAGTTTTTAATTTGATTACTTCGTATTTCATTTTAATTCGAACTGCTTGATTTCATAGTTAAAACCTTCTTCGTTGTATATATTTATACGTTCTTTACAATGGTTGAGGGTGTAATTACTTCCCCCTATGTCATCAGCAATATCGAATAATCGCATACTGTTCTTATCTTTTCCCTTCCTAAGTCCTCTACCAATAGATTGTAGGTTTCTTATTCTAGATTTGGAAGGAGATGCAAAGATAATATTATCAATCTTTTTAATGTTTACCCCAGTAGAAAATGTTCCGTATGACGCTAGTATGACATTATCGTTACTTTTTTCCACTATAGTTCTTACGTCTTCTCTATCAGTAACGTCTGTACCACCAAAGACATAATGTAATTTTTCACCCAATCTTTTAAACATTTTACCATGTAAAACTTCACCGTGTTTTTCGACATATTGAAATAGTACAAGTGTATTTCCTTTTAAACTATACACTAGATTACATATAAATTCGTTCCTACTATCATTCGACACTAAGTAATCCATTTCTTCTTGGTAAGTAGGTAGTTTAACTTTCTTATGTTTTAGAATAAGTATGTCAATGTTTAGATTTGCAATCGTTCCTTCTTCCATTAAGTCTGCAGTCGTTGTAACCTTTTTGACTGGCCCAAATAATCCTTCCAGTTGTAGTCTATGAACTTCGGTTCCGTCAAGTGTACCAGTAGTACCAAAACGAATCGCAGTGTTTTTCATTTTTTCGAGGATTCCTTTGAGGACGTTTGCTTTGAATAAGTGTGCTTCGTCTCCGAAGACAACTTCGAAAGATTCCATGACATTTTTAGGCGCCTTACTAAATGACTGCCAAGTGGTGATGGTGATGTCCGAATCAAATACAGGCTGACCCGAATAAATCTTACAAATCTTTTTATCATATCCATAGTCTTCAAAATCCTTTGTCATTTGTTCTACTAGTGAAGTAGTAGGAACTATAATAACAGTTTTTTTGTTGTAGTATCTTGCAAGTAAATATATGATTAATGATTTACCACTTGCAGTTGGTGAAAGTAATAGTTGTCTACCATATTGTATTGCAGTATTAAATGCATCTATCTGATAATCTCTAGGTTCGAATGGAAGTTTTAAATCTGCCAACCATGACTGACTAACTTTCTCTCTCTGTTTGTTACCAAGAACTTCTTCAACACCTTCAAATTCATATCCTCTTTCCCTGCAGAACTCGTCAACATATGGAAGTAGTCCGATATAAATTTTGTGTGTTTTAATAGAGAATAGGTATACCTTACCGTCCCACATTCTATTCTTAAAGGAAGGCATAAACTTTGCATTAGGTACTTTGAATGAAAAGAACTCGAACAGTTCCTTTGCAAGTCCATCGTCACAATCGACTTTGAGAAATACTTCGTTTACTTTCGAAACTCTTACTATATCAGACATAAGGTTTTCCAGCGAACCAACACACCAATGATTTTCTTTGTCCCCATATTACAGGTGTAACTTGGTGATATAAGAATGACGGGAATACACAAACTGACCCGATTGTTTTTGAAGAGAATGATAATGTTCTAATTGCATCTTGCATATTAACTTGTGGATTTGTTCCATGCATTCTATCAAATTGGAGATTAGGTTCTAACCACTGGAAGTGTCCACCTTCGTATTCATCTTGGTCGGATAACTGAATAGTCATACTTAATTTTCTAGTCCAACCGTTAGCATATAAAATTGGGCCTGCATCTGTATGCCATGTATAAAAGTCTCCTTTTATT